ACTTATGATCTTAACGGTATAGGTCAGATATTCAAGGGATTCTTTAATAGTGCCGTGCCGTTTAATAACCGAGAATCTGTGGCAGAAGAAGACAAAGGACTTTATGATACAATTAAATCACAGGCGGCATATCTTTTTGCAAAGAAACTCATCAATAAAGAAATATCCATAGAACCTACTTTATTGGACTACCGATTTGAGGCTGGCAAGAACAAGAACGTTCAGCTTCGACAAATTCTTATGGATGAACGAAAGGCCATAAGAGCCAATGCGTCGTCTTATGAGAAAGGGTTTTCGCTGATAAAGAAGATCGAAATGAAGAAGTTTGTCGGCCACTCACCAGACTTTATAGAGGCTATGTTTATGAGGATGATATTCGAGATAAAATCGAAGAAGAGCAAAGGTGTGCCTAAATTGGGTACGAAATTTATTAGTCCGCAACTATATTACAGAAATCCAATTTTACGATGAACGAACAAATCAAATTATTGAAAGGAGATTGCTTGGAGTTGATGAAGGATATACCCGACAAGAGTATAGATGCAATCATCTGCGACCTCCCTTATGGGGTAACAGTTTTAGGATGGGATACGATTATCCCATTTGAACCACTTTGGCAACAATACAAACGCATTATAAAAGACAATGGGGCAATCGTGTTGTTTGGGACAGAACCTTTTTCAAGCAAATTAAGATTAAGCAACTTGGATTGGTACAAATATGATTGGATTTGGAATAAAAAAATGGCTGGTAATATTGGACTTGCCAACAAGATGCCGTTAAAAACACATGAAAATATTAGTGTATTTTATTTTAAACAACCAACATATAATCCACAGTTTCACGACAAATATACCGAAATGCACGGAAAATTCACAGAGACAAATAGCAAAAGTGTTAATTTATCAAGCAAGGTAAAACAGCTAAGCGGTAAAAGAGGATTTCCTCGCACAATTTTAGAATATATGAGGCCAAATAACTATACTGGAGGAGGGCTACATCCGACACAGAAACCAGTAGAGCTGATTGAGTATCTAATCAAAACATATACAAACGAAGGAGAGCTTGTTTTAGACAATGCTATGGGCAGCGGCACGACAGGTATAGCTTGTCTAAACACAAATAGGCGATTTATAGGCATTGAAAAAGACGACAAATATTTCGAAATAGCAAGTAACAGGATTAAAAACCATAATCAACAATGAAACCAATCGACATTAAAACCAAGAGAGTGTGGAAGCGGATAACTCCAGCAGGGTATCTTTCTCAATCGAGATTCATATCTACCGAAGAGACGCTTTCTGCAATGAACGACAACATGATGTTTCAGACGGTAACTCAAGCAGACTTTCTTCGAGAGTTTTACCCTTCTGGACATGCTATCAACGACCCTACTGTTTATCCGGACATATACAGAGAAGAGATAGTACCCGTATATGACGACGAAGGTAATCAAATAAGAACAGAGAGAAGAGTTTACAAAGAATGCGTGCCGAGACTTGCTTTCGCTTTTCAACAAATCATAGCATTAAAACAGCTTGTCCACTTGTGCGGTGATGATATTCAGTTTGAGCTCAACGTAAAGAATCCGACCGAAGAACAAGAAGCAATGTTTCTTAAATTCAGAAGCGGATGGATTCAAAAGGATATGGAGTTGGCGTTCTACGAAGGCGTTAAATCTGTTAAGATAACGGGCGATGGCGCTTTTGTGGGGTTTATGGATAACGGAGAGTTTGGATACAAGACACTGTCTTTTCTAAACGGAGACGTACTTTATCCACACAGAGACCCTATAACAGGCAAAATGTTACTGTTTGCAAGGTCATATTATGACTATGACGAAGATGGTAACAAGATAACAGAGTGGTTGGAGGTATGGGATGATGAATTTCTTACAAGATACAAGAAAGCCACAGGCAAGAAGATGACCGAACGAATACTAAATATGTTCGGCATAGACGGATATACAAGGGTAAGCAAAGAGCTTCATGGGTTTCCGTTTGTACCTGTGGCTTATATGAGAGATAATGACGGTGCATGTTGGACACCTTCTCAAAATTCAATAGAATCTTTTGAGCTATCATTCTCCCAAATGGCACAGAACAACCAAGCCTACGGATTCCCAATTCTTTACCTTCAGGGAGATGGAGATACAGTTATAAATAAAGAGTTCGACATGAACGGTACTGTAAAAGTATTGGAGATGGGTAAGGACGACAAAGTTGGCTATCTTAATGCTCCGAATGCATCAGAATCGTTCATGAAACAGATAGATACTTTGTACAAGATGATCTATGAACAATCATTTACGGTAATACCCCCATCGCTTAAATCAGGCGACTTACCTGCCGCTGCACTTAAGATACTTTATTCTCCTGCCTATGAAAAAGCAATGACGGATGCAAACGAATATCAACCGTTCTTGAATGACATGGTTAAGATATTCTCTTTTGGATACGGCATGGAGGTTGAGAGTACGATAGGCTTTAAGAATTTACCGATGAAATGGTGGATAAAACCTTATGTACACGTTTCTGAAAGTGCTATGGTTGCAGACCTTGCAAGTGCGGTTCAAAACGGGTTTATCTCCAAACAAACAGCTTCGGAGAAGATTTCTATGTACTCAACCGTTAGTGAATGGGATCGAATTATTAAAGAACAAAAAGCCAAACGAGATGCAGAGTTGCTGTCAGAGATTGAGAGAATATCGGCTACTGCACAACAAAATACAACCAACAACACCGAACAATGAAAGAATCAACAATCTACGAGTTCGATCCTGCCATCTATCCGAGAAAGGTATGGGTTGCTGTTACCTATGACACCGAATCATTGAAGAATTATTTTTATTTTAATGAAGACGTAAACGAGTTCTACCGAAGTTTCGATGCGGTGGTGTTTCCCGTATATGACCTTGATAAATCGAACAACGGCGTGCTTGTCATATTCCCGTCCAAAAAGCAGATGACAGTAAAGACTATTGCACATGAATCTGTTCATGTGGCTACTCAAATATTCAGTGATTGCAATATGGGATTCAGCTTTGAAGCTGGTATGGACGAACATTTCGCATACCTTGTTGGATGGGCTGCGGATTGCATGAACAACATAAGAACGGGTAATGTTCAAAACCTGAAAACTTTGTCGAATCAAAAATAATGTTATGTCAAATCGTAAATATTCAATTTCTGTACCAGAGATGGAGTTTATAGCCTCGATAAGAGGTAAGAGTATATCCGACTTCAAGCCGAGAATATTCAACAAGACTTACCGAATAAGAATAAGCGAACAAGAGTATAAACGTCTTGAACAGTTCAGGCAGAATAAGCAACACATTACCGACCTTCAAGCATCAAATGAAAAAGTGCCAAGAATATTGATTTTCGATATTGAGACAGCACCAATGAAGGCTTATGTATGGGGCAAGTGGAAGCAGGATATAGCATCAAGTCAGTTTATCTCGGATTGGTATGTGTTATCTTGGAGCGCAAAGTGGTTAAACAACAACAACATCATGAGTGATGTATTATCACCCCAAGAAGCGCTTAACGAAAACGACGAAAGGGTGGTTAAGTCGTTGTGGCATTTGTTTGATCAAAGCGACATTATTATCGCCCATAACGCACAGCGATTTGATGTGCCGAAGATGAACGCAAGGTTTATCATCAACGGACTAAATCCTCCGTCTCCATATCGAATAATAGACACGTTATTGGTTGCTCGAAAGAACTTTGCATTTACCTCAAACAAGTTAGACGACTTGGCGGAGTATTTCAACATAGATCACAAAAAAGAGACTTCTTTTGCTTTATGGGATAAGTGCGTGAACGGCGATCAGGATGCGCTTAATTACATGGAGGAATACAACGTAAAGGATGTGGATATTCTCGAAAAGGTATATCTTCGACTTAGACCCTGGATAAAGAATCACCCGAACCTTTCTTTGTATTTCGAGAACGAAGAGGAGACATGTCCTTATTGCGGATCGACCAATTTGGCAGACACTGGTACATTCACATATACCAACGTATCAAAATTCTCAAATGTTCGGTGTCTTGATTGTCATGCCGTGTCGAGGAGAAGAACATCAGAATATCCGAAAGATAAACGTAAAAACCTGATAACTTCTGTATAGTGTTTAAATAGTTGTAATGCAAATATTTAAACGTTATTCATGTTTATAACTATTATAAATTTTCGATTATAACCGAAAATAATCGATATTTTTCTTGGAATTATTTTGTGGATTAAAATTTTGTTTGTATGTTTGCATCGGTTGACACGGATATATTAAAGATATAAAATCACCATTATTGGGGATGTTTTAACGACCGACAGAGTATCCGTGTCTGCTCTTC